CTTCCTCTACTGCATTTTGTGCCAAAACAGCAGCGATATCAGCATCATGTTGCGCCTCTTCTTGAATCCCCCTTGCTTCCTCTGCGGCGGCTTGCGCTTCGACGGTAAGAGTATGTATTGCATCCGGATCACCATGGGCGGCATCAATTTCGGTCTGGGTGAGCGCCTCTTTATATACACTCTCGCCGCCGATAGTTACCCGCTCTCCAGGTTCAACTGCTATTCCGGTATCGGCATACACTACACTCGGATTGATGCCGGCTGTGCGCATGGAGAATTCTGAAATCAATTTGAGTTGTTCTTCTTCTGTTAATCCGGCCAGAGGGACATTTTCGACACCATCAAAGACAGTTATGACAGATGTCTCTGTGATTTCCCCTCCTTCCATGTCTTTGAATGCTTCAAGTGTGGACTGTGCATCTTCCATAAAATAATCTTCAGCAGAAAGACCTGATCGCGCTATCGCTGCCCCAACTTCTTTGTCGATCAGTGTCGCCTCGCTCATGAGTTCGCTGGCGGCAAAATCACCCGCGGGATCGTCTATCTCCTCATGGATATCAGACAGATCGATTTGAAACGGCACACCGGGGGTGCCTGGCGGCATGGGATCGAATTCGTTAATATCATCGTCTGGCAGAACAAAATCTTCCGCTGATGGGCCAGTTGCCTCATATCCCTTCATGAGTTCGGCTTCTTCAGCGAGGCGTGCTGCTTGGTCAACGATTGCTTGCTCTTCTGCTTCGTTGATCCAATCTTCATCAAATTCAATATCGTCCTCTGGCAGGGAAAATTCGTGTTGAGTTGGATCCTCTGCGATCTCAGGAAGATCTGGTGCATCTGGCGCTTGATCCAAGATCATCTGGTTCACTGTTGGATCTTCAGGATCCCACTCGTCAACATCATCATCAGCCGGCTCGAATTCGTATTGAGTTGGATCGTCAGGGATCTCAGGAAGCTCTGGTGCATCCTGATTGGCATAACTATTTTGCTCCCAAAAAGCTTCATCGGCGGATTGTGCGAGTTGTGCTGCCTGATCAACAATTGCCTGCTCTTCTGCTTCGTTGACGGCGGCAAGCATGCCCTCATCAAGATCAGAAATTTGATCAGTATCTGCATATACATCAGAAAGATCAATGTCAATGGGGGTCAGAGATTCACCTTCTAGCAAAGAAATTTGATCAGTATCTTCATATACATCAGAAAGATCAATGTCAACGGGAGCCGGAGTGATGTCGCCTAGCTCAGAAATTTGTTCAGTATCTTCAAATACATCAGAAAGATCAATGTCAATGGGCGATGGAAAGATGCCGTCTAGCTCAGAAATTTGTTCAGTAACTGCATATACATCAGACAGATCAATGTCTGGGACGCCTGTCTGCGATGCCTGTGCCAGTGATTCAAGGGTGTGCCCTTCAGCCATGGCCTCCTGAGCTTCTACTACACTATATCCCAGCGCCATAATCGCATGCAATTGCGCCGCTTGATCATAATCACTCGCCATCAGTTTGCCTCCGTTCTCATACTATAAATAGAGACAAGGACAAAAAGTTATAGTTCACAAAGAGAAGAAGATTACTTCTGGAATGCGTTAATCGCTGGGACGCCTTTGCCTTGGAAATCTGCCCAATCATATCGCAATGTCACTGTTACTTCGGACAAGTCATCGTTACTATAGTCCATTTCGCTGAAATCTACCGATTTAATCCATGCATTATTTAATCTCCAGTGCTCTAGCTGCGCATCAGATTCGCTAATCACACTGATGCTAACAAGTCCGGTGGCATCGACAGCGCCCTTCTTAGAGGGAGAACTCATAGATGCTCCGCCCTGCTGCGGGGAACCAGGAATGTGATATCCAGATTTTTCTAAGAACTGAAGCAATGTGCCGGCAACATCTGGCTCAACGGGATCAACAAGAGTGATAGTAACTTCGTCCCACTCGGCTCGGGCTGGCCAATAGTAAGTGTGATTTAGAAATTGATGAGATGCCTCTGTAAAAGACAACTTTGGACGGCTAGCTTTCTTGGCAAACCAAAGCATCCCCAAGGTACCAAACTCCACCTTAAACCTAAAACCCCTCTTTGGGTCACCTTGAAGTGATGATGTCCAAAATCTTTTAAAATTTCCGGTTGTTTCAGCCATATCTGGTTTTTCTCCTCAATCTATTAATAAATAGTGTTGGGGACAGAAAAGCCCCCTTTAAATTTCTAGTCGTTGAACGATGCTCCTGATCTCGTAATGATGAAGTCAATGGCGATGAACTCAATAGCACGGGTTGGCTTGATATAGATCTTAGCATACATGATGTTTTGGTCTACCAAATCTGGCGTAGTGGTTGTTCCGTTTAGAATGACCCTAAAGTCATCGACACCGAATCGAACCTTGACATCTCCCAGGAAAGCGTCCGCTCTTGACTTAAATCCATTCCAAGTCGACTGAACATTTGGCTGGAACAAGGTCGTAGAAGAAATCCTAGAGATTCCTCGCTTGACATAGATCATGAGGCGACGCACATTGATGCGATCAAGTGCAGACCTTTTTGCCTGTAATGTCTTCTGTCCGAACACCACGATTCCTTCTGCGGGAAAGCTAGCTATCGGATTGATGTTAACATCATAGAGATCATCACGGTTTTGTGAAGTCAGCTTGGTTTCAACGCCTGAGACAACAAGTCCCGCAGCGCCTTGTGACAATCCGCCTCGCTGGAATCCAGCAGGAGCGAACCACACTTCGGCAGATCTCTCTGTGTTAGCCAGTGTACCCAGCGCAACAACAGAAGGTGGCGCCATAATGAATGTGCCGGCATTGTCATCGCGAATCTGAACCCATGGATAGTAAGCACAGCCATAGCTGTTGTTCAGGTTACGGGCCTTTATGTTGCTAAGAACAGTGGCCGTAATTCCCTTACGAGAAGAAATGGCGCTGTTGCTTTCGTGACGAGGTTGAAACCCTCCCTTGAGATCGATAACGCCCAGCATGTCTGCGCGCTCCTCACAAACATCGATAAGATATTTTGTAAGGCTCTCATTGGTGAGACCAGGTACCGTCAGAATATTTGCTTCGATAACCTCTGGATCTGCAACAGTGTTGATCGCTCTCTTGACTGTGTAGTAAGTATAGTTTCCTGTTTCTGTTTCACTATCGTCGATTCGTGTGTTTCGGAAAGGATCGCGCTCAAGAATGTCTAGACCATCAAAGCCACCAAACATCGGAGAAGTAAAGCGGTTGATTTTAGAATCGAGAATATTCTGGTAGCGTGCGGCTCCATTGCCGAGAGAATCAAAAGCGTTCCAAGCGGTACCTGCAACCATAGAACCAGAAGTCCATGTAGCGTTGGTAATGCCATCAGAAGGATTTGTTGTACTAAAGTTAGAGCCAGTTGTTGGAATAACCTCATCAAGTGTGAATATCCATTGGTATTCCAAAGAGCCAGGAAGCACAGTGAGGCCGAAGTCATCAGTCCATGAGGATATGACATTCTCACCAAACGCTCTCAAATAATCTCCATAACCAGGATCAAACACCGTGCTGGTGCTTGACTTGCCAGTGTGGAGACCAAAGTAAGCATTTTTGGTTGCGGTGGCTCCGTCTGAGCCGGCTGTTGAGCGCGTGGCCACAGCAGGGTAAACAATGCTTGCTGAGTTGTACTCTGCACCTTGTCGTGCGACAAATCCGCCGGCTGCGGCGACAGTGACATCAGCGGTAGCCAAAGAATGTGCAATCGAGCCAGTTCCCTGAACATATGACGCAGATATCTCACCGATGATCGTGTTAGGTTGATCAAATCGGCCATGCTTGCCGCCGGCTTGGATGCCGCTACCGAATATGAAAGAAGGGAATCGAGGCGGACCATAGATGCCGAATGGCAGGAGTGCGGGGTCTGCGGCGCCGACTTCTACAGTATCATTTATTACTACTCGAACATATTTTGAACGATTTGGATATCTACCATAAGTACGATAGCGATCCTCTACATCATCCCAGGTGCGATACCTGTCACCAATCTTAACACCAATATAGTCCAAAGAAGAAGGATCCAAAGAACATGCAGAGAATCTTTCTAGGATTTGAGGCGCCATGTCGTCGTCGCTTGCCCTTCTGATTAAGACATCAAATACGCCATACTTAACATTCGTATTTGATGACGCCTTAATTTCAGAAACTGAAATCTTAATATTGTTTTGAATCCACTCGCCATGGCCGTTAATGCCGACGAATTTAAATAGTTTCTGCATGTTTCCATACTCAAAACTACTAGTATCAGCGGAGGTATTCTGGGCGAAGAACCAGCCAGAGTGCGCATCGCGATACGGCATTCTCTTTTCGTGATTCCCATATTCATTGGATCCAGAAGTCATCGCAAGAATAGTTGCATAACGAACAGAGGCATCCGTTAAACTATTGTCATATAAGTACCTTTCGTATGTTTCTCCAAGCCAATAATACTCTACCTGATTCGAATCTTCAATAGTGGTATTGCAGAACTGAGGGTTAGTGTTGAACATTTTTCGAACGAAGTTCGAGCTAGTTTCACTAAAAGAGAATGTTGCATTCTTGGCTTCAGTAGCGCTTGTTCCATAAAGTATCCGAACCTTGTGCTCGCCGTTTGAATTGCACTTAATAGCGCCAGCAGTACCTTCCTTCCCCAAAGTCGGAACCGCATGATCTGGGTAGGTACCAGAAAGAACAGGTACGGAGCCAGAATAGCAGTAAAAAACAGCGGCAAGGGATCCAGTAACAGTGGCATCGGGTGCGGACTCGGAAGGCCATACAAACAGGCCATATGGGCCTCCGTTGTTGGCAAGGCCACTGGCAGGAGTATTGTTGGTAGTCCACCCTGCGTTTCCGGCAGCAGTAGCATCTTGATGCTGTGTGCCCATGAGGCGGATAAAGGTTATGGGACCTACGCCAGCGCGGAGATACGATTGGGCAGCATACCCACCATAAGTTGGAGAAGAAAAGTTGCCATCCCTCCAGACATCATCAACGCCTCCATTGCCTGGGATCGGATATCCAAAAACATTAGTAAACTCTGAAAAAGAGCCGATTTTTACAGGAATCATGCCTGGGCCTTTTTCTGCTCGACCGATAATCACCGGACCTGGGATTGTAGGTCTAGCGGGTAGATATGATTGATCGATCTCATTCAGGAATATTCCTGGTGATACAAATCTAAACTTTTTAGCGTCGGCCATTATGTGCGTCTCCTTAACTTCTGCGATTACAGCATTTTCACTTAATAAATAGTACTGTGAGGAAGCAAAATCCTTTTACTCTCGGTAAAAACCTTTACCCTCATCATTCTCCCTGAGATTGGTATTGATATCATCAACGACAACCTTCTCTCTGGGAATTTTAACTTCGACAACATTTTCTCTAATTGATATCTTCGGTTTCTCATCGTTGGACCCTTCGCCCATGAGATAACCAAGAACCTTAATTTTAACATCTGTCTCATATGAGCGCTCATCTTCTCCCATCTCTGCAACATTATTTGTCTGGGAGAAATCTCCCTCAATAAACCCCTCATAACGGTGCCCCTCTTCGGTGATAAAAAAATTATTTATCTGTCCCGTCTTAGTTAAGAAAGGTTGAAACATATTATTCATTTGTTGCATATATTCTGTTCGAATCTTAAGAGAATACATCACCTTCACCCAGACAGGTATCGGCAAATACTTCACTTGATACACGGTTCTATTCTTTTTTCCTGTCTCCGCTGGAAAATTCAACTGGCCATGGCCGACCAATGGATTTGTTGGATGGCCGTGTCGGCGGGCTGTCCATGCATTTTGAAAATTTGAAGTTTTTTCATGTTGTATGGTTTGTGCAGCCGGTATTGTGATTCTTCTTATCCTGCCTGAATCTGGGACATGTGCCTGAAAAGTTCCCTTGAAAGCCGGATCTTTTTCAACCGATGTTCTCTCCAGCGTAATTAGGGGCAATTTAAGAACACCATTGGGATCTCTAAGTTCCTTGTTGTGTTTTATCTGAAATGCTCTCTCTGCGGAAACCCACAGGGCCGGGACCTTTCTCCATCCATCAACGGAATCAGCATGAAGATCCAGTTCTTCATCGATGAACCTAAACATTGCACGATCAATAACCTCCAAAGTAGAGGGCATGAATTGAACTTCATGAACGACTCCGCTTTCTGTTTGTAGTGGTGTATATGAATAATCAACCGGCACTGAAAAGGCCCTCGCGTGCTCTAATACACTTAGCAGAAATTTCCATTAAGTGATCGATCTGGCCAAACAATTGTTTGGGCTCTGATAAAGTAACTATCTCATAGTATATATTGCCGTATGCAACAAAATCACCCTCTCTCACATAAAGATCTTGATCTTCCGTCAATCTTCTCTTGTGAAAGTGGATAGTGATGTTTGATTCTTTATCTAGGCCAATGTTTGAACTATACTTAGTATTAATCCCATCAAAATCAACAAGCGCATATACCAATATTGGTGGCAAGAATGATTTCCTTATTGCCTCTCCGTAAAGATCATGATAACTAGTGTGCTTCAGATCAATTGGATAATAGAGCACGGACTGGCCGATAACCCTCTCTAGCAGTTCAGAGTTAACTTGCCTGACAAGATCTCGTTCGGCTTTGCCGATAAATAGAGGAGGAGGCGGCTGTTCTGGGGGATCCCATTTGTATCTATCTGACATCTAATTACCCCTGATAAATCATTAATGGAATTTCTTGCTGAATTGTGTCTACTGCTGTCACCATTGCGGCATCCTTTTCGGCGAGCGCTCGATATGTCATTTCGTCAAGGATTCCTTTTAATTCTTCTTTTAGCGCCTGCATATCAGCAGATGCTTGAGTCGACAGATCTCCAGCATTTAAGGATACACTATCACCTGGAATCGGCAATGTTGTAAATTTACCTCGTATGCTAGCAAGAGTCGATGTCGACAGAGCAAGGGCGTAGCGCCGGATCCAATGCTTCCCTATCGCATTGATATTCTTATAGGGAATATTGTCAAAGGGCAAAGTATTCATATTGTTTATGCCTGTAACACCATATTTTCTGTCTGAATCTTCTGTCCATGGATCATTCTCTATTGTGAAATCAAACCACATATATTTGACATGACCATCAGGAAGAGGGAATATTCGAAGTTTGTTATTCTTAATCTCATAAGAAAAGTGTGATAATCTTGTCCACAAATGATCCTCATATGCCGCGGCCTGAAGTTTGTTATGCCAAGCCGGGATTACCTCAAAAGTAGTATCGTCTGAGAATTGGCCATAGTAGTTCAGATTGCCGACAACATTTAGTCCGCCGTAATAGCCATAGAATCTCCACATTGATTGGGGCGTTCTATAATAAACCCTATCAATTCTCACCTTCTTATTTTGATGTCCAGTTGTGTTAACAAGGCCAGCATATGGTACTGGTTGCCCGGTCGCAGCATCTGAGTTAGTGATGGCGGAACTTGAAATAATTGTTTGCAGATCATAGTCCTGCACACTAGCAGATATGCCAAAAGACGCAGAATATATTGTTGCATTGCCTCCCAGACCAAATTCTTCAGCAAAGCCATCCCCAACCCTTCTAGCGTGCCTAAATTCAAACCTTGGGTACGACAAGTTGACCGCCGACCCGCTAGCATCTCCACCAGTGAATTGGCCGTCGTGATCAAAAGTACCGGTAGAATATCCCAATAAATCAGAAAGAACATTCTTGGCTTGGTGAATATTGATCTGATATGAATATTCCAAGCATGCTTCTTCATATGCCGAATACACAGACGCAATCGTTAGTTCGATGTCTAAGACATCGCCGCCGATTCTTCTAAAAGTGTAGGCAACCTGATCTGACGCACCAGACATAAAATTAGTGTCTATCAGCGATCCTGAAGTATATATCCCAAAAGCATAATTGTCGCCGTTCCCAGAGCCATCTGGGCCGGTACCTACTGTGCCAGTTGACGGCAATATTGTTACTGTGGCTTCCGCGGAATATATCGATGGCGAAAGTTTTGGTGGCGCTTTGCTATATGTGGGCTTTTTACTACTGGGCATTTATAAACCTCCTACTTCACAGTAAGTAGTTGTGCGTAGAGACAAATTCCCACACCCTTCCAACAGTTTTCGATTTATTAGATTTATTCAAAAACTTAAAAGAGCTTCGACTTCTTCTTTGTTGACGCCTTTTTCTTAGCAGGAGCTTTCTTGGCCTTTGGCTTTGCCTTTGTTTTGGGTGCCGGTTTTACCTCTTTCACAGCTTCTTCTGATTTTGGCGCCTCTACAACTTCAACAACCTCTGCAATCTCTGCTTCCTCAACGGCCTTGGTTGCTTCTGCAATCTTCACCTCTTCTTCTTTGGTGATGACTCCATCTGCCATTGCCTCTTCCTTGACTTCTTTTAAGTTAGCCAATGCTTTAAGGTATGGATGTGAAGCGAACTTTCTACCAAACTTTTGAGGATAAGACCTCATCTTTCTTTTCTTGCCCATAATGAACTCCTTGTGTTTGTAATAAATAGTTCTATAAAAAACAAAACCCCCAACCGATTGGAAGGGGGTTTGAGGTTTGGAGATTGTTAATTATTATTATGCCGATATAGCAGTAGTATTCTGATTGCCACCAATAACATTACCCGTCAGGAACCAAGTAGTGCCATCACTGATAACCTCAATCCATGTGCCCTCGTGGATACCGGGGCCGTCGACGATGGTGAAAATATCCGTTGTGGTACCTTTAGCCGAAACAGAAACGGTTCCATCATGACCATCATCCAGTGCTCGGACAGGTGCGCCACCAACAATATATTCAGTTGTAGCGTTTCCTTGAATCTTGAAGTTCCCGCCATCCATTTCGTCAACAAAAACAAACTTAAAATATTGGCCCGCCTTAGACACAGGGGGCAGGGTGATGGTGACGCCGCCACCGCTGGCATCTATTAAATAGACCTCACCACTCTCAGCAAGCGTGAGAGTTTTGCTGGCTGTAACCGTCTCGATTCTTGTTAATGATGAATTTCTTGATGCTCTTCCTACTTTAGCCATGTTCGCTTTCTCCTTTTATAGATTGTTAGTTATTTATTATGCGATTATAGCAGTAGTAGCTTGAGTACCACCAATAATAACACCGGTCAGAAACCACACGGATCCATCGCTGATAACCTCAAACCATGAACCCTCGTGGATACCGGCGCCGTCAACAATAGTAAACTGATCCTCGCCAGCGCCCTTTGGTGAAACATCCACGGTTCCATCATGGCCATTGTCCAACGCTCGGACGGGCGTACCGCCGACAATATATTCAGTTGTAGCGTTAGCTGCAAGAATGAAGTTCCCGCCATCCATTTCATCAACAAAAATAAACTTAAAATATTGGCCCGCCTTAGACACAGGGGGCAGGGTGATGGTGACGCCGCCACCGCTGGCATCTATTAAATAAACCTCGCCACTCTCAGCAAGCGTGATAGTTTTGCTAGCTGTAACCGTCTCAACTCTTTTTAACGATGCATTTCTTGATGCTCTTCCTACTTTAGCCATGTTAATAATCTCCTATTATCTTTAAATGTTCAAGGGTCTGTCGCCCTGTCTTCTCTTGTAAATAGTCTGTTGGGTCTTAAAAAGAATAAAAAGCCCCACTTTCTTTACAGAAAGCAGGGCTTGTCTTTTAGAAAGACCGATTAGCTATTAGCTACCAGATTCTCCCAGTAGACCACGGACGATAATAACGCCATACATATCAGGACGCACCATCTTCTTGGCGTACCGAGTCATCACGCCCTTACGGGGCACGAAGTCCTCTGTACCAAAGATGGTAGGAGTGACTTGCAGAGGCACATAAGGAGCGTAGACATATCCACTTTCGAGGAAAGATCCGCCCTTACGGCCAGCGAGGACCACATT